ACTACCTAAGTCTGGGCTCACCGAAGTAGCCATAAGCCACTGTAGTTTTGGATGTTTTGACACATTAAAAAAATGTTTGTTCAGTCGTTCATTGGTGGCAATCACATAAAACTCTTGCAGTTCTTTTGACCCGTCCACTGCCGAGCCCCAGCGTATCATGAGATAGTTAGAAAACTTTTTCTTTTCTTCTGCTGTGAGGTCGTCATAGAATGATCTAACCTTATGGTCAAACATCTTCATCTCATTAGCAATGTTTAATTTGTCACTCATTAGTTTTGGTCAATTTGTAAATCATTATAGCACGTTCTAAGGCATCTTGTAACGTGGGATTGGTCGGTGCTGTACGCCTGATTTCTGCCCACATTCTATTTTCTTGTACATGCTCACGCAACGGCCTACCGTCTGCTGTTCTTGAATCGTAATCTATTTTGTGTCCAGTGATAGGATCATATTCCTTACCTGACTCGTATCCAACTACTCGACGTGTGCTAGGGTCAGCTCCAAACTCTCGAGCATATATAATACCTTCTGCTCTCTCGTAAATGTATGTGGCGTCTGGTTTAAGACTGCCCATATTGATAACCGTATTGTAAATGTGCCCAACGCAGGAAACGCTCTAGTCCTTCACGGTCGTTGGGATAACTTTCCAGATACACTCTGGCCAGTCTATTGATAATTTCAAATATTTCTGGTTCAGTGTAGGGCATTACCAGGCCTTGTTATAGTCTACAATCTCGCAATTGCGGCTGACGTCTTTGACAAAATAAACACAGTCGGGATCTGCACCGTCACTGACAGGTACTGCCAGCAGTTGACCATTCTTGAGTTTAGGTGCATACCATGACACCTCGTGATACACATCTAGGATTTCAATTTCGGGAAAGCTAGGACGGAAGCTGGTCAATGGATTGAACTGGAACACTTTGAACCCACGATCGTTAATTGATGTTAATGGCAATATTTCCAAGTCGCCAACATCAGGTTCACCAATTAGTATTTGCCAATCCATGGGCATCTTGATGGTGTGTTCACCAATACGTAGAACAAGGGCAGGAGCATTAAAACTCTCTAGGAAGATTAGTGGTATAAAATGATAGTCAGGGTCTGCTGGATTTGAATTGTCTAATATAGCAAAACGCATGTCGTCTACTTCTTCAGGCAAGTGATCTAAATCGTAAGTGGCATTGTCTAGGGTAAGTATTCTCATGTTGTCATTTTACTTGATTTGTGGCAAATTGTCAATGATTTTGCGATGAATATTTGCAGCCACTTGCTCTTGTGTGACACGGTCTGTATGAAACGGCGAATCAATATTAGGATTGTTTTCACTAAACTTGTATGCAATTTGCCCAATGTCTTCATTGTTAAAACACACTGGTAACATGTGATTGGTTACAATTTTATTATGCCAATATTCAAACAACCAGTTGTCCAATGTTTGTTGCAGATCATAACTGATTAATTCAGCAATGTATTGCTTTACAGCATGATTTTTTTCTGGGGAAACCAATGGATGGTGTTCTAATCCTTGCGGCACTATGCTTAAAATATTAGCGTCGTGCCCTCCCGCCCAAGGCTGATGTGTGCTAGTCATGTGACGATTAAAATATACAAAATTTTTCAATCCGTTGTCAGGAATAAATCCTTCTTTCAATTTAATAGTAACACGACTGGCCCAAGTTTTGTTGTAGACAATTACGTCGGGTTGCTGTTTGACTGCTTCTTGCATTTGAAAAAAGATTCCTGCGTTGCTGAAGCCACCGTGCGCAAAATGCAAAACTTTATAGCCGTACTGATCTTCGAGCATCTGACTAAAGTGTCCTCTTGATCCTGTTTCTTTGAGATTAACTGAACTGGCAGCACAGAAGCTTTCGCCACATACTGCAATAATTATTTTATTTTCATCCATTCTAATTTTTCCTGAGTAAAAGGGTAGTTGGCTTCTTTGTAAAATTGTTTGCGCTTGGTCGAATGGCGCTTGGCAAATTTACAAGTTGAGGTTATGTCCCAGATTTGAACATGGTCTTTGTCTTCGGCTTTTCTTATCCCACGTCCAATGCTTTGGATAACGCGGACAAAACTTTTCCCGGGTTCCACAAGAACCAAATTAAAAATCCTAGGGATATTAATACCCACAGCGGCAACACCATAGGTAGCCACAATAATCTTATCAATGCTGTCAGCCACTTCGTCATATTCTTCTTGTCTCTTTGTTCCTTTTGTTGTACCGCTAACAAATACAGATTTGTCACCTAGTCTTGCAACAAGTTGTCGACCACACTCAGTTCTGTCTACTAACACCAGTGTGTTGCCTGTTTCGTTTACATGGCGTATGAGTTCGGCCATGGCATCCAGCCTGCCAGACTCTTCCAACAAGTATTTAAGTTCGCTTTGGTAATTGGAGTATTCCACATGATCCTGCAACTGCACAATGTTCACATGGCACTGCGCCAGCACTCCTTGTTGTTGTAGTTCGTTAGCACTGAGCTTGCTAATCACAGGGCCCAAGCTCACCAACAGAGCTTGACTTTCGAACTTTTCTTTGGGCACAGTACCAGTCAACCCCCAACGAATTGGCACCCTAGCCATCACGCTGGTCAGCAGAGTTTTGAGTGCGTCTGCTTTGGCCATGTGTACTTCATCCACCATCACACACACCACATCTTCAATAAAGTCCTGGATGGTTGCGACACCTACACCTGCCTTGGTATTCTTCAGCAGTACATTCAGACTCTGCCAAGTACAGATGGTGTGTGTGCGTCCGTATTCTTTTCTGTCGCCAAAGTAAACACCCACATCCAGGCCAAGATTAACATAGTCTTTTTCAGTTTGTGTGACCAAGCTCTTATTGGGCACAATCACAATTGATCTGCCGTATGGCTCTATACTGGCACTCAAGGCGGCTGTCATGATTGTCTTGCCTGCGCCTGTGGCTACTTCTTGTATGCATTGTGGGTTGGTCAGGAAGTTGTTTACAATCTCTACCTGATAGTCACGCAACATGATGGGTTGTCCTTCTGCAGGATGCCCTTTGGGCCAAGTCTTATGTGCAAATGTTTGTTCTGTAACTTGATTAAACTCAAACGTGGTAGAGTATTCTCTTTGGTCATCCAGTTCAATATTATAGTTGTAGCGTTCCAGGATGGGCATGATCTCTGGCAAGAGATTGGTGTATGTACTACCACCCAATTGGAAGTAACTGACTTTGCCATCCCACCGCCCTAGTCTCACTGCTGGTAGGTATCTTGCATAAGGCACATCATACTTGAACGCATTGACCAGGGCCTTGCGTACATCCAAATCGATGCCCTCTAGCTTGATGTTTACTTCATCTCGAATTTGTATAGTGCATCGTTTCATTGTGTTAGTATATACTTATTGCTAGAGAAAGTCAAAAAGACAGGTACCGTTTTAAGGGTACCTGCCACAAAGCCCGGGCCGGAGCCAACCAATGCCCGGGTTAACCTTGGAGGGTTAATCTTTTGAGTTAACTGATGTCTTAAAAAGGAAGCCGCACAGGATAGTGATACCCCAAGCCTGCAACCACGTGACTTCTTTAACAGAAGTCACTGCATCAACCAAACAACCATTCCACAGCATGTACACAGGCCAGCTCAGTAAGAAACTCAGTAACAGAACTCCTGCAATAGCAAGCACAACTGTACCGACAAAAACTGCAAATTTTTCCATGTCACGCTCCGTAATACTCTAAACATTTAACTGTAAAGCCAGCCTCACGCTGTTCGTCTGCTTCGTATTCAGTATCTACCGAGTACAAGTACAAGTCGCCATCCCATATTTCATACATGTTAGGCTCCTGCGGGTTTCATAACAGTGGTCTCTGCCAGGCGCTTCCAGTTTAACACTGACATCTTGCGCAAGTCTGCAATCTTAAGAGCCATACGCAAACTCATCTCACGCAGACGATTCTGATTCTCGTCCATGAAGTTGATAATGTCATCATGCACACACTCTTCAAAATCGTAGTCTGCAAACAACACACCGTCCTTGGCAATCTGTTTGATGCGCAGGACCTTGTCACGCATGGTGTCCAGTGTCAAGTCCAAGTAGTGGCATCGGCTTTGCAGTGCATCCAAGTGGTCCCGCAATTTCTGCGAACGCATGGTATCAAACTTCAAGTTGGTAATAAAAATTACCG